ACCCCCTCTCCGCCAGATTTTCTATTAGTCTGTTTTTGCGGCTTCGAGGAAGCTGGTCTGTTGATAACGCGGATTTTATCTTCCGCGGCGCCTATGAAGGTGGCCACCGTACCTGGTTTGACGAGTTTTCCTTCTCGGCCTTTCATCCCGTCCGGGGCTTTTATCCAGGACTTACTAAACGGGACCCGCTCGGGCCGCCACCCCATGGTGCGCGGCCCGCGGCGCTATGCGCCACCTCCCTTCGTTGCGGGGGAGGATTTATCGGCTCAGACTGCTCGAATCCAACAAACGAGCATGCCCCGAGACTGCCGTAGTCAGGGGTCTTATGCGGCGAGGCGTGTGAGAGTGATGAAGGTCGACGGCACACTGTCTCCATTAACATACACAACGTTCCACGTCTTGTTCTGCGTGTATGGTGTGGCAGAATAAAACACAAATGTGTCAAGAGTGAGCGTGGACGTGGTGGTCACGGTGAACGACCTTTCGATCGAATCAACCGAGCCAGTCTGCACGTACGCGGTCGTAGGGAGACTCAGAGAGCCCCACCCGTGGGCGTTGGAGAGGAGAACGTTGCCGTCCCGCTTAAGGCGGACCAAACCGTTGGAATACGTGTCCGAACACACACACGAAGTGAGCTTCACGGAATACGTACCGGCATTCAGAGTGATACTGTTAGTGCCATAGGTAATGTAGTTTCCCACAGTTCCATAGACCTCAGCCGGTGTTACCGCTGAGAATACCATATCTGACTGCCCGATCCCGGAGGGGCTGAAGCCCCGAAAGCTCGCGAACGTGGTGGTGGCGTAGGTGCCTCCTGGTACGATGGCCGACGTAGAAGTCGGAGACAGAGTGGCGAGAGCCGCCGGGCGAAGCAATCCCGCGGGGGAATCGTTCGCATTTCTGTTCACACCGTGCAGGTGGACCTTGTAATGGACATCAATGTATCCTAGTGTGGTGTTGACTGGTGCACCCTCAGTGAATATGTACAAAGAACCCATGTCAAACAAACTGGCGTTCGTGCCCAGTTGTTCCGTTGTTGACCGAACGAACTTGGGACCTGCTGGAAAGCAGGCAAAGCATTGCGCGGCGTACTTAAAATTGCGCCAGGCGTTGCCTTCAGCGTAGCCAAGAGACAGATTGGTCATGCCGGACGCGTCGCCTGGAGCGGCGTCGTCGGGCGACAGGTCCATGCCAATGATGACATTGCCAGACGTGCTGGCGGACACTATCGGGACGTATTCTATCTCAAACTTGCTGAACTGGTACTTATCAAACAAAGCTGCTTGCCGACCAAGGTAAGAACTAGTAGACAGCGCCAAATTGCCGGCGTTGACATACTGAGTCAAGACGACTCCGCTCGCAGTCGCGGGGGACACAATGGTGCCCAACCTTTCGGTCTTCTCCACGACGATTGAGGTCATCTTGGCAGAGCTCCCGGTCGCGTACGCCAGCCCGACCTGAGCCGGACGGTTGCGACGCCGGGTGCGTTTCTGCTTCTTCCTGATCGGATTAGGCTTGTTACTCACTTTCATTCCTCTTTGCGCAGCCTTTTTCTGCGGGGTGGCTGCTCCCCGATTCGCTGACTTCGTCATGCTCGGCCACGGCCCCGAGCAACAATCTCCTGCCGCTTACAAACGCGTGGAACTTGCGCCTCATCTCTGGGTCGGGGTGGTTTTCAACCTCCTTAATCCAGTTGAGGTCAGTGCCGACATCAAGGAGTTTGGAGCGCGACGCTTCGTAAAGCATGCGTTCCCACTCACTGAGCCAGCACTTCCAGCGGCCGTCGCCATCCCTCTGAAAGGAATGTGAGCAGAAGACCAAGGTCTTAGAATCCATTTGCACAACGTCGCGCACAGGAACTCCGATCCGGGCATAAGCCTGAATCAACTCCTCAACGGAGAGATCGTTCCATTCGTGGCAATCATCGCCAGCGGTGTTAGCCACAGAGCCTACGCTTAGGGCCACGCACTTACGGCCTATGCCGTTGCTGGTCGTGGTCAGAAAATTACCTGACCGTTGCACTTTGAGATCCTTAAACCTCACCAACTTGCCGGAATCCGTCACGGCTAAGTTGCTAAGCAGCGAAAACTTCCACCAATTGAATCCCACGTCGAACAACTCTTTCGAGCCACTCTTCATGGTCTCCTTCATGGGGATGCGCGTGCACTCTGCCACCGGCTCGGAGAAATTCTTCTCCCAGCCGGCCACGTCGGACACCGCGGGGGGCCTGCCGAGGGCCTTATTCAAGCCCTCGAACTGCTCACCCAGCAATTCGGCGTGTTCGTCAGAAAAACCGATGCCTTTCTTCGTCGGCAAGAAGGGATATGCTTCACCTTCAGCGTCAGTGAAACCAGAGAAAAGAATCCTGGTCACCAACTGGTCGACTAATGAAGACCCGGCAATAACTCTTGGCAGAGGCTTCCTGAGGGGATTGGCCTGGTTTTTAGGAAACAGGCGGTCGGGGTCCCTCAACCCCTTTTCAAGCCACTGCATAGGATCCTTGGCTATCGACTCGAAATCGTGTCCTCCGAACAAGATCGTTTCCAATCTCATTTTGGTAAGGCGCTTTATTTCTGCGCCGTGGCTTTCGAGGATTTCCCGGTTTTCGTCTCCGAAGAGGCGGTAGGGGTAGCCTGGCCCGCTTGTGGGCTTGATGTGGCAGACGTTGCTTTCGTAAGCATTTTCAAAATCTTCGGCGAAAGTTTCATAAGATCGGAATGCGAAATCCCAAGCGACTCCTGCAGCTTGGTACATTTCCGCAACTTTCGTTGAGCATTCTTTGACGTCGTCTCCTTCCATTCGGATTCCTCCGTACTTGGAGCTGTCGTGGTAGTCGTTGACTGACTCGAGCAAGCTTCCTTCGTCGAGGGCGGGCTGGATGAATTTTCCTGAGACCCCTGGGAAGAGTTCGTCGAAGAAGGCGACGACACTTGGGTCGGCGCCTGCTTGACCTCTTTTGGCGTAACGGCCACTGCAGTTGCCTGCAATTTCGTAATTGCCTTGGTCAGCTCCGAGAGCTTTTGTGTAATTTGCTTTTCGGTCGAAGTAGCTGCCTCTGTCCGGCCCCCCACAGGTCTCTCTGGGGGGCGCTGAAAACCCGGGTCGTTCTCATTGACCTTGGGAATCAGCGCGTTGGCCTTCAACTGGGCTGCCTTCTTGTCGCAGTGCTCAGCCTTAAGCTTCGCTAGCAACTCGACCTGAGCTTTGACCTTGGATTCGCTTACCGCCTCCTTAGTCACTGCCACTGCGGCCTCCTTGCCGTCGCCATACTTGCCGTAAGAGCCGGTCCCAGCAATAAACTGGGCACGGCTGGCGCGATGGCTCTTGGCTTCCTCACCTTGACGTCCCTCGTGACCGAACTTACGGTTCTTGGAGGTGTAGGCCTTCTCGCGAACGCAATCGGTCCGCATGGCCTTTTCTGCCCACTCTTCTTGCAAGTGGTCAACCATCTCCTCAACGAGTACGAAGGTATTGCGATCGCCAACTGAACCCGTGTGAATACCGCCCAAAAACCACTGTCCGCCTCGTGACACGAACAAACCAGTGCCGCTCCACCCTTCGGTAGTGCTGCACATGTGTCCGCCGATCAGGGGGTTCTCAACGGGCGCGCTAACAGCGGGTCCGTGAGTCCTCCAATATCCAGGCTCCTTAGTGATTGGGTTGATAAACCCGCCTGCGAACAACTCGTCTCCTTCAAGGATCCAAGTGCCCTGCAGATCGCACGCCTTTGCAGGCAGTAGCGAAGGCAGCAAAAGGGCGCTGGCCTTGGAGACATCCGAAGCGGTGATCTCGTAGATCGCGACGTCGGTGTCGTCCTTGCTCTTGTAATTAGAGCGAATGAGCGGATCGGGCAGAGGACAAAACCTCTGTTGTGGCGTCTCATGGGAATTAGCTGCGCTGAAATGGGTTGCCAAGTCGGACACATGGGCGCAGGTAAAAATCAACTTCCTGCTAAGCCCGTCAACACGTCCCCGAAGTTCCGTGTAAGTGCCATCACCAACGAAAGTATACATGTCCCCTTCCTTACGGTAGAGGACAACCTGCGACCGAAACCGCGGGTCATTCTTGTTGTAAAACCTCGAGGGTGTGCTTGATGCAAACGCCATCTCTTTCTTCACATCTTTAGTGTCCAACTTGATGACTTGAATAATCTTGCCACCTGCCATTAGCTTAACAGTGTCTCCGTCGACAATCGCCTCAACTCCCTGCTTGTAAGCGGGATACTTGACTCGGATCTTACCAAGAGTGGCAAAGTTCCACACCGCAAAGGGCAAGGAAGCTGAATACCACCACAGGTTGTACCATGCAGTATTAAGGAACTTGTAATAAGTCCCCAAGAGCTGAAAAACTACCGCCACGGTGGTCAGAGACCCCCATGCGGCGATAATGGCGCTGCCGATCAGCACTGCCTCAGGGCCGTAGGCGATGACTTGATACACCCACCACGACCGAGAAGTAGAAGCGCTCCAAAGAGCAGCAACTATGCTGTAGCACATCGGGAAAACGTTAGATACGAAGGTCAGAAAGGATTCGGCGTAGGGCGCAACAGCAATAGCCGTCTCAACAACCCAGCTCGCCTTGCCTACTGTCGTGGGGCGGGAGCTTGGGCGGGTCTTAAACCCTGAGCTGGCATTAGCAGTGCTTTCCTTCACAGCGTGCTTGGCCTGTTTAACCGTTCTCGTATGGTTCGGTCTAGGTTCCAACTTCGCGATCGGGGCCGCAAATCTGGTCGTCACCTCCGGTAGTGAATGTTGTACCGTCTTCGGCGGGGCTGAGCACGAGCTCGGAGTCGTCACTGACTCCAAGCGCGCAATCTTGTCCCCAACCGCAGACGCACCGGCAAAGGTACCGCCGCAGAGCGCCAAAAAAACGATGGTCATCGGCCAAATGCGGTTAATCCAGGCCGCACGGCGCGCGCTGTAATTGCGCTCCTGCTTCCTGAAAGCCTTGATAAGTGCCTTCGTCTTCCTTTCCGACAAGCCGAGGCAGCTCAGGCCTTCCTTACGGTTAGCCTCGAACTGCACAGCCGCACCCGACCGGCCGCCCGGCTCGGGTACTTCCCTCCCAGGCGCCCCTAAAGGCGCCCCAGAGGGCTGGGCCTCTTTCTCCTGCCTCTCGGCAGGATCCCCTTGGCCGGGGGTGGGGGCCTTCCCCAGCGGTGTCTCACGGTCCCCGTAGGGAGGTGGGCCGCCCGCAGCGCAACGGCCCACGCAAACATCTC